TGGGGACAACAGCACAACGAATAGTAACAACAGCACACAGGATACATCAACAAGTAACACGTATAATGGTGCAGGAAGTAGTTCAGAAATACCAGTAGGTTCAGCTATAACACCTAGCTATATGTCCAATGGTATTGAAACGTGTTTAAAAGGTATAGGGTCATCAGTACAGACCGTGGTAGTAGGTTGGTCGGAAGGTAAGTACAAGATTGATGAGAACTGTAATAGACGTAGGGACGCTAAGGTACTTAGTGACTTAGGCATGAAGGTAGCCGCAGTAGCCCGTATGTGTGAAGCAGTAGATGTATGGAAGAGTATGTTTATGTCAGGTACTCCATGTCCCATACTAAGTAACGGCAAGCTAGTAGTAGGTAAACGTGCTATGCTAGTTATGAAGAGACAGCCAGAAATATACATACCTGACTACAACAAAGATACACAAGATTGGTACAACACTATACTAAACATTGGAGGAGAGGACACAGATGAAGAAGACGATATTATCTCTGTTAGTGCTAAGTTCCGTAGCACAAAGCAGTGAACTAGACAACCTAATCAACACCTCCAATGCTATTGTTGACCAGATAGACCGAGGCATTATGCTAGTCGGTGCGGCTCAAGAGTACGCATACTACGGTGACGCATTGTCAGACGGTACTATCTCTGGTACAGCACACATTAGTCCTGAGCAACTACAGGCGTACACAGCGGCTTTGTCTAGTATGTCAAACTATCAAGCCTACGGTGACTTACAGACTGTACTTGAGGAAAAAGCATACACAGAGTTAGACATGATGGATGAAGCCATTGGTGTATTTACTGAAGTAGTAGTTGACATGATTGCTGTACAGGAAGTAGCTGAGGTATCTGAGTCAGCCGCTACTCCACAAGAGGAAGCAGAAGTACAGACTTTTGTAGCTGACAATATAGAATCATTAACAATCACTCAGGAAGAGGTAGAGACGTACAACGACTCCCTAGACTCCATTGAGGAACACGCTAACAACGCTAGTGCATTCTTATCTGTAGCAGGTAACAAAGAAGCTGTAGAGTTCCTAGAGCAAGGCATAGAGAATGCTAACACTACAGCGGAAGAGACTAACATCTTTTACGATTCTAACCAACAGTGGGTTGCTATGGGTTATAACACCACTAGAAACCTTACAGCTGTTTACCTTAACGGTAATGACAATATTGGTTTAGATTTATACGTAACGGAAGCAGACATCCTAGCCGCAGGTAGTGAATCAGAATATTATTTAACTGGTCCTACAGCCTATAGTTATGATTGCTTTATGAACAGTGACTGTACGGAACTATGAGTTTAGAACAAACTGAATTAACCATTGGCGGTACATCATTTAAAGGTGTATGGATAGCCATAGTTCTAGGTATTGGTAGTACAATAGGTGGTGGCGTATGGACAGCCTCTAGCCTGTACTCAAGACTAGAAGCAGTAGAAGCTACACAGATACCCGATGTAAGCCCCATACAGCAGAATCTAGCCACTTTAGGCACAAGGCTAGAGACACTACTAAGTCAGCAAGAAAAGCTGTTAGAATTGAATACAGACGTTTCTAAGCTAGCTAATGAGATAGAGGGTATAAAAGGTACAGTAGCGAAGGCTGAAGTTATTACAAAAGATATTGGTGACGTAGGTAAGAAGTTAAAGACATTGACCAAAGAGGTAGAGGATTTGTGGCAGGGTATGGACTACCTCTCAAATCCCCTTAAGTGAGGCATTTATGTTAGAGCAACTAATCGGACCTGTTACAGGACTACTTGACAAATTCATAGAGGATAAAGACAAGAAGAATGCCATCGCCTTTGAACTTTCAACAATGGCTGAAAAGCACGCGCAGGAACTTGCGAAAGCGCAACTTGAAGTTAATAAGACAGAAGCGTCACATAAGAGCCTCTTTGTGTCGGGTTGGAGACCTGCTGTTGGTTGGACTTGTTGCATTGGACTTGCGAGTCAGTACATTCTTATCCCGATGGCAAATTTTACGCTTGCTCTTGCCAATTCTACCATTGAAATCCCTGTTTTAGATATGGCTACAATGATGCCAGTACTGATGGGTATGCTTGGTTTAGGTGCTATGAGAACTGTTGAAAAGACTAAAAAAGTACAGAGGGATAACTAATGTCAGAAATTACTCTTTTACAACGTCCACGTTATCAAGACTATCCTATGGGTAAACGTGATATGCGTTATCACGAAGACTTAACAAAATGGAATGCACAAAAAAATAACGAAGATTATGTTTCTTTAGATAAAGTAATAGAGGAACAAGTTGCTGAAGATAAAGAGTTTGTAGAGTTATCAAATTTAAAAGAAAATATTTCTTCTCTTGATGACACTAATACTTACCGTGGAGACGGTACTTCCCCTGTAACTATAATTGAAAACTCAGCGTATCCTATTAGTGGCAGTTCTTCTAGTCAGTTTGTTACACAACCTCAACCTGTAGGCGCGGGTGGTTATTATGCACAACAGAAAAAAGAAGAACAAGCAGTAAAAGAATTTGAACAAGACATTCAAGCTGAAAATATAAGAACTGCTGAATTAACTGATTATGAAAGAACACAAGAATCTAGTGACGCAGAAAATGTTATTTCTTTAAGAGAGCAAAATGTTTCTGGTTTATATGATGCTTACAAAAGCCCGCATAAAGATTTGTTTTCAGACGGATTTAATGCTTCCACTACTCAAGATAAAATAGCTTTTTATTATAAATTATATCAAGAAGGAGAAATTGACGGGGAAGACTACAAAAATGTTTCAGCAAGTCAATTACAGCTAGACAATCCAGAGAATATATATTTTTTTGATGACGGTGATTTATTTTCTATACCTACTAACCCTAATGTATTAGACAAAGGCGTTAGTGGTCAAGTAACTTTATTTCCTACAGATGTAGTAGATTTTAAAAGTTTATCTAAAAACGCTGACGGTAATTTTATAGACACACGTTTAACAGGTTTTGAATCTGAGTCTTTAACAAACGAAGAAAACTTCAATTACGCTATAGGTGCAACAAATATAGGTATAGACCCACTAGATGATGACTCTGTGTGGGTAAGAGATATAAGACCTTTTGCTACTTTAGTGGGTCGTTCTCTTTTAGCCGCAGTAACTGGAGGACAATCTGAATCATGGTATTCATTATATAAAGTAGCTAATGGAGAAACACTACACGGTAGTGACTATGCTAATTTAATTTTATCAGGTTTAGAAACAACAGGTGTTATACAAGCACCTACCGATACTACAAGTGGTTTTGGTTTAGGCAATTTAACCTATGACCAAACAACTGGTATAGTAAACGCCTTAGCAGATGAAGACCCTATTACTGCTTTATTTGAATACACAGGTTATGATGCAAATCTTATTGAAAAAGGTTTAAACGCTGTTGGTATTGATGCAGATACTTTTGGTGCAGACTCTGATGCTTGGACAGAAGGTTTCAACAAAATTGAAAAAACTGTATTGACAGGAGGAAGCGGTACAGACGAATTTATTGATGAGTTTGGTGACCCTATTGTTAAAGGTGTGGCAGGTTACGCAGGAGATACTTTAGTTTCAGCAGGTGAACTAGCAGGAGATTTAGCAGGAGGTGTGTTAGGGGATACAGTAGATTTACTTGATAACACTTTTGATTACATAGGAGATACCGCATTAGTAGGTGCAATAGAAGCGGGAGGTAAGGCACTAGGAGGTGTGATAGAATCAGGAGTTGGTGTGATAAGCGACATTACATCTGAAGGTGAAGACATTGCTAGAGCAGGTGGTCGTGCTATAGATAAAAACGTAATACAACCTGTATTAGGAGCAGTAGAGCCTGTAGTAAAAACCATAGAAGCAGGCGGTCGTGCTATAGATAAAAATATAACACAACCTACAATAAAGGCAATAGAAGGAGGCGCGCAAGCAATAAGTAATGTTACCTCTGAAGTTGAAGACGTTGTTAGAGCGGGTGGTCGTGCTGTGGATGAAGCTATAATACAACCTGCATTAGGAGCAGTAGAAGAGGGTGTTGAAGCGGTAAGTAATGTTACATCTGAAATTGAGGATGTTGTTAGCGATATTGCTTCTGAAGGTGAAGACGTTGTTAGAGCAGGTGGTCGTGCCGTAGATGAAGCTATAATACAACCTGTAGTAAAAACTATAGACCAACTAGTAAGAAAAATTCCAGAACCTCCTGAAATAGATATAGACTTACCAGAGTTAAATGTTGATTTACCAGATTTACCAGACTTTGAGTTCCCTGAAATAGATATAGAGTTGCCAGAGTTAAATGTTGATTTACCAGAGTTTACTGCACCTGATATAGACTTACCTGAAATAGATATAGACTTACCTTCTATTGATTTAGCAGAATCTGAAGAAAAAGAAGAAGAACCAACACAAGTCGAAAGTTTATTCGACAACGAACTATTTAAATTTGACACAAAGATTAAGTCTACACAACAAATGCTTAGTCCCTTGATGAACCTAAGAAGGTATGGATAATGACTTACTTACAATTAGTAAACAGTGTACTGCGTAGAATGCGAGAGGAAGAAACATCTTCTGTAGAAAATGCTACAGACTCCTATGTAAAACTTATAGGAGAGTTTGTCAACGATGGTAGACGTATTGTTGAAGACGCATGGGATTGGTCAGCATTACGTAAAACAGTAACAGTGACAACAACTAACGATGTATTTAGTTACAGCATCACAGGTACTAATAACTCATTTAAGATACTAGATGTTATTAATGATACGTCTAACTACTTCATGCGTCCTATTAGTTCTTCTTTAATGAACAAATCTTATTTGACACAGACTCCTGCAACTGGTTCACCTTTGTACTACTCTTGGAATGGTGTAGATGCTAGTGGTAATGCTTTGGTAGATTTGTACCCTAAGCCTGACAAAGCATATACACTACGCTTTAACATTGTAGATAGAGCAGACCCGTTTACTCTTGATGCTGATAAGCTGTATGTACCCTCACAGCCTGTTATTAACTATGCAATAGCCTTAGCTTCCCGTGAACGTGGAGAAACAGGTGGTACTTCTTCGCAGGAACTATTTGCCCTAGCGGACACTACATTGGCAGATGCAGTAGCCTTTGATGCCTCTAGGTTTCCTTCTGAAACTGTTTGGACATACGAATAATGGCACAACAATTACAGAACATTACAGTACAAGCCCCAGGATTTGCGGGGATTAACAGTCAGGATTCACCTATATCCCTTGACCAGTCCTTTGCGGCTACCGCT